CTCTCAGAAACAAATTGGCTTTCTATGCTCGGCGGTGGCGTGGGTATTGGCTTTGGTATCCGGGCTGCTGATGATAAGTCTACTGGCGTATTACCACACCTCAAGATTTACGATGCGAGTTCTCTTGCCTATCGCCAAGGTCGTACTAGGCGTGGTTCTTATGCCGCTTACCTTGATATATCTCATCCTGATATCATTCCTTTTTTAGAGATGAGGAAGCCGACAGGCGATCCAAATCAACGCTGTTTAAATCTACATCACGGCGTTAATATCAATGATGAATTTATGACCATCATTGAAAAATGTATGTTGGATCCTGAAGCAGATGATTCTTGGACATTAAAAGATCCACACTCAGGTGAAGTAAGAGAAGTTGTATCTGCAAAACATTTGTGGCAAATGATATTAGAGATTCGCATGCATACTGGCGAACCTTATATACACTTCATAGACACAAGTAATAAAGAGTTGCCTTATTGGTTAAAAGACAAAGGTTTGAAAGTACATCAATCAAATCTGTGTTCTGAAATTATATTGCCCACAAACGAAGAACGAACAGCTGTATGTTGTTTATCTTCATTAAATTTGGAAAATTATGATGAATGGAAAGATAATTCATTATTTCTTAAAGACGTTGCCGAAATGCTTGATAACGTCCTCAATTATTTCATTGCTAATGCTCCTAATGATATTGCTCGTGCAAAGTATAGTGCCGAAAGAGAACGTTCTATTGGTATCGGTGCTCTTGGGTTCCATGCTTATCTACAACGCAATGGCATTCCTTTTGAAGGCGTCATGGCAAAAGTCGCTAACAATCGTATATTTAAAAATATTAGGGAGAAATTAAATGTTGCTAACTTGGAATTGGGTAAAGAACGAGGCGAAGCTCCTGATGCTATCGGTACAGGCTTTAGGTTTAGTCATCTCATGGCTATTGCTCCCAACGCTTCTTCTTCTATTATCATGGGGAATACTAGCCCAAGTATTGAACCTTATCGTGCCAATGCTTACAGACAAGACACTCTATCAGGTTCTTTCTTAAATAAGAATCGTTGGTTAGATAAAATTCTCAAAGAGAAACTACAAGATGAAAATGAATACAATGATGTTTGGTCGTCCATTATTGCTAATGATGGTTCGGTTCAACATTTGGATATTTTAGACGAAGTAGAAAAAGATGTATTTAAAACATCAATGGAGATTGATCAACGGTGGGTAATTGACTTGGCTTCCGATAGACAACAATATATTGACCAAGCACAATCGTTGAATCTATTCTTTAGACCAGATGCACATATTAAATACATTCATGCAATTCATTTCATGGCATGGAAAAAAGGACTTAAAACACTTTATTATTGCCGTTCTGAAAAGATTGGTAAGGCAGATAAAGTATCTAAGAAGATTGAAAGAAATGTTATCAAAGAGCTAGATATGACACAAATTGCTCAAGGTAACGATTGTATTGCTTGCGAAGGTTAAATGGCATATTCAGATAAAGTTATAGATCATTATGAAAACCCACGAAACGTGGGTAAACTAGACACCGGTGATGTTAATGTTGGTACCGGTATGGTTGGCGCTCCTGCATGTGGTGATGTAATGAAACTACAAATTAGAGTAGAAGATGGAGTAATCAAAGATGCAAAATTCAAAACATACGGATGCGGTTCTGCGATTGCTTCAAGCTCGTTGGTTACAGAATGGGTCAAAGGTAAGACGCTGGAACAGGCTGAACAAATTAAGAATTCTCAAATTGCTGAAGAACTCTCCTTGCCACCAGTTAAAATCCATTGTAGTATTCTTGCAGAAGATGCTATCAAAGCAGCAATAAACAATTATAGAGAGAAAACAGATGCTACTAACAACCAATGCTGCCAACAAAATTAAAGATTTAATTATCGACCAAAATGATTCAGAAATAAAGTGTTTGAGAATATCCGTTAAGGGTGGCGGATGTTCTGGATTTCAATATGATTTTATGTTTGAGAATACAATAGAAGAAAGTGACTTTATCATAGAATCAGATAGTGTTAAAGTGGCTGTTGATTATATGTCTATGGAATATTTGAAAGAAGCCGTAGTTGATTATGTCGAACAAAATTTTGAATCGAGATTTGTAATAAAAAATCCTGGCGCCAAAGCCTCTTGTGGTTGCGGCTCTTCCTTTAGTGTTTAGAGAGAAATAAATGATTAAAAAACAAGAATTAGATATTACAGAAGAAAGAACATATTTTAAACCTTTTAACTATCCGTGGGCTTACGATGCTTGGCTTAAACACGAACAATCTCACTGGTTACATACTGAAGTACCAATGATCGAAGATGTAAAAGATTGGAAAAAGAAACTCAACAAAGAAGAAAAACAATTTCTTACACACATCTTTCGGTTCTTTACTCAAGGAGATATTGACGTTGCTGGTGGTTATGTTCGCAATTATCTACCGTATTTTTCACAACCCGAAGTGAGAATGATGTTGATGGGATTTGCTGCTCGTGAAGCACTTCATGTGGCCGCATATTCACATTTGATTGAAACTTTAGGTCTACCAGACACAACGTATAATGAATTTTTAGAATATGCTGAGATGAAAGAGAAACATGATTACATTCTCGATATCTCATCCAAAAATACCACGAAAGAAAACACCGCTACACATATTGCCGTGTTCTCTGCTTTTACAGAAGGCATGCAGTTGTTTTCTTCTTTCATTATGTTATTAAATTTCCCTCGCCATGGCAAGATGAGAGGCATGGGGCAAATTGTTACATGGTCCATTGTTGATGAAACTCAACATTGTGAGTCTATGATTAAACTATTTAGAACCTACATTGAAGAAAATCGTGAAATTTGGAATGACGAATTAAAATCCAAAATTTATACAATTGCAGAAAAGATGGTTCAACTAGAAGATAAGTTTATTGATTTGGCATTTAGTATGGGTGCCATGGAAGATTTGACTTCAGAAGATGTAAAAAAATACATTCGTTATATTGCCGACCGCAGATTAATTTCTCTTGGCCTCAAAGGCATTTATAAAGTGAAACGTAATCCTTTACCATGGGTAGAGGAAATGATTAACGCACCAACACACACAAATTTCTTTGAGAATAGAGCAACTGATTATGCAAAAGGTTCTCTATCAGGAAATTGGGGTGATGTTTGGGCTCATTAAGGATTTAAATGACAAATAAATCATTATCAGGTGAATGCCTAAGTTGTGAATCAACCTATAATGTTTCTTTTATAGAAGAAATGGTTTCACAAGAACTACCAGAACATTGTCCATTTTGTGGTGAACAAATCGAAGAATTATCCGAGGACTATATAGAGGATGATGACGATGATTTGGATACTAAGGAATGGGACTAAACTGGCAATATGATGGTAAAGATTTTACGGAAGACTTGATTGGTGATAATTACGGGTTCGTGTATCAGATAACTAATCTGACGAATGGTAAAAAATACATAGGTAAGAAATTTTTCTATTCTGCCAAAACCAAACAAGTCAAAGGTAAAAAGAAACGGTATAAAGCCAGTTCAAACTGGCAAACTTACTATGGAAGTAGTGACATCTTACAGAAAGATGTGTTACAATCGGGACATGAAAACTTTGTCCGTGAAATATTACACTTATGCAAATCTAAAGGTGTATGTGGTTATCTCGAAGCAAAAGAACAGTTTGTTCGTGGTGTAATGGAATCAGATGATTACTATAACACATGGATAATGGTACGAGTTAGAAAATCACACATTAAAGGATTAGAATGTTAGACTTCTTAAAAGAATTTAGTAAAGACGGCCACGATGCCATTTTCTTTTTGCCTGGCGATAAAGAGGATGATTTACATATTGAAGGCGCAACATATAAAAACCCTGGTGACAAAATTGGCGGCAATTCCATGGGTGATGAATATCATGTAATATTATTCAAGGAACAAGAAGATGGTAAATTATATGATGTTGATAAATTTGAAGCCATTTTTGCCGATCCATACGAATACATTTCAAACTTAATACCACAAAATTGGTTTGGTATACTTGCAAAGCGCACTACCACATCTGATGCCTTTGTTCAAAAAACGTTTGACAAACTGATGAAGATATGATACAATAGGTCTATTGGAAACTATTGAAAGTTTGTTATGATTCTCATTGACTTAAATCAAGTATTACTTGCTGGTCTGATGGCACAAATTGCCAATCATAAAGGCAAGTTAGAAGAAAGCCTAATTCGGCACATGGTGTTAAACATCATTCGTACTCATGTAAAGAATTTTAAAACAGAGTATGGTGAAGTGATATTGTGTTGTGATAACCGTAAATACTGGCGTAAAGAATATTTCCCTTTCTATAAAGCAAATCGTAAAAAGACCCGTGATAAATCAGACTTGGATTGGCATTTAATTTTTGATATTCTTGGTAAACTAAAACAAGAACTCAAAGATAATTTTCCATACAAAGTAATTGATGTTGAGGGTGCTGAAGCGGA